TTATAGCTTTGGCAATTCCTTAAACCGGATGATTTCTTCACCCGCCCATTCATTAAACTGCATCAGGCGTGACTGCAGGGGAATAATTTCATTTTGGTAAAATACATCACGCGCTGTCTTCGGATCGCCAAAGCCACCCGTGTTACTGGGGATAATGCCCATCAGTTGTGGTGGCACCCGGATGCCAGCCAGTACATCATCACGTGATATGGATTTAATATGGGCAAAATCATCCTTGGCTGCGATTTCTGATACTGGAATAATCTGGATGCCATCCTTCTTGCCATTGGGACTATAGAAAAACAGGTTACGGAAATTCCCTGGGCCCTTGCTATCCTTTAAGGCCTGACGTAATGCAGTAATGTCATTTGGATCATTGGCTGGGTCATTCACATACATAATAAAACCGGCATGGCTGCCATTGTTGTAATACTTGCGCCGGAATAAAGTGGCAGCTTCATTAAGCCAAGCGCTTTGTAATACAGAAATATATTCTGGTGTCCCGTAAATTTCCTGATCGATGTCCGTTTCTTTGATATGGCAAACACTGCCAGGCTTGAACTCATATTCCTGATAACCAGTATGGCTTAGGTTCAACATAAAGAACTGGTCATCATATTCACCACGGCGCATATATTTAGCCAGGGCTGGTTGATAGCTCATGGTTGATCCGAGCCGTGATGGGATCTTCTCAAGATACGCATTACCACACCAGATAAAGTCCAGTGCGACCTGTTCAAAGTCTTTACGGTTTAGTAACCGATGTGGTTCAAATAAATTGGCCAGAAAATTACGTTTGAAAATAATGCCACTGGATAAATAAGGCGTGGCTTTAAAGGTTTTGGCCAAGCCCGTCATGCTGACCTGTGGTTCGTAAAAACGGCCATTAAACCAGCATTCCATATAGTCCAGCAGCTCGCGGCCATCATTGACTGGTACTGGATCGCCAAAGGTAAAGGCTTCTGCCTTATGGCTGGGCAGGGCATGCTGTACTGGTGCCGGTAAATGACTTAATGCTGTGGTAAGCAAATTTTTTGCTGATGAAAATGGATTCATGAATAAATTTCCAGAATGGATGAATTGGTTTGGGTTAAGCCTTCTAGTGGCTCGTTATAAATCGCGTGCATAAGTGCCCAGGCTAAATCGGCGTGTCCGGTTTCTTCGGATCGTCCAGCCACGAAGGTCATTTGCCGTTGTCCTGGTGTCATGGTTTTTTTGATGCTCATCAGGGATGAAGCAATATCAGTATGACCGGCATCAAATTCCAGTCGTCCATTGCGGACAACATCCAGGGTTTTTAAAACCAGCTGGGTTTTAACTTCAGGGGTATATTTGAATGTCTTAACAGCAGGGAAGAACTGGCGCACCAGCTGGGCAACACCAGTACCCATACCAGTTGTATCAATGCCGATATAACTAACATAATAACGTAGTGTAATTTGCCGGATATGCTCTGCCTGTGCCTTAAAATCCAGTCCACGGAACTGATGGCGCTCCAGTACCCGGAACTTGCCACCAGCCACAGCTGGCGGGGCCACTACAATTAATCCGGCACTGTCCCCGGATTCAGCCGGATCATAACCAATCCATACAGGGCGGCTGGCAAAGGGGCGGGCATGCAATGGTTTATAATCTTCACGCCATACTTCCCAGCTATCCACCATGCACGGCTGCAGTAAATTCAATGGAAAAATGGACTGGCCATCATCCACAAACTCACACATCAGCAAGTTGGCAAATTCTTCAGCTGAATATTCCAGACGTAATTCATCAATATCAAACAAATCACAGCCACCGGCTTCAGCATCCAGCAGGGTGACAATTTGCCGCCATTTGCGATCCTCACAGGTACGGCCACGCTTTAAGGCATCATGTGATACATCAAGGGTAATACGTTTATCCTTGGGACGACCTTTATTGGATCTCTCACCAGTCCAGAAATCATAAGCCTGGTGTGTCATGGTGGATGGAGTAGAAAAATAGGTCTTGCGCCATTTCTTGTGCATGGCCATGCCGGACGCGACTTTATTTAACTCGTTAAAGCCATAAGTCCAGAAAAATTCATCAAAATAAAAATTACCAGTGTGGCCCTGGGCGGTTCTGGCATTCGTCCCCAAAAAAGTCATTTCGGCGCCATTCGGTAAAACAATTGGATCGCCGGTTAATTCCACGCCACAGCTATCAAGGGCAAAGCGTTTAATATAATTCTTGAAAATATGCGCCTGGGCTTTGGATGCAGATAGGAAAATCTGGTTACGTCCGGTTTGTACGGCATCCACCAGGGCTTCACGGGCAAAATAATAAGTAGCACCGATCTGTCGGCTTTTTAGAATGACACGGGTGCGCTGATCGCCAGCCCTGTACCAGTCCCATTGATAGTCAAACAGGTTTTCTTCAAAGGCAATAACCAGCTGATCCGCCTGTTCCTGGGTAAATTCATTGGTGGCCTTTTTCTTTTTATCGCCTGCATTACGCCGAATAATATTGGGATTAAGGTCAGCTTCAGTACCACCATCACTATATTTATTAATGCGCGCTATGCGCTCCAGCTGGCGGCCGAGTAAATCAATCTCCTTAAAATCATTACCTGATTTTTTATCCTTAAATGTCAGGCAGATCAGGCGCACTTCAATCGCATCACACACCCGGCTATTGGGTTTGGTTGCATCCCAGTCTTCACGGGTTTTCCATGCCTGCACTGTTTTTTCATTTTCATTTAGGACTTTGGCAATATCCACGAACTTCCAGCCCAGCCAGTATAAAAACTTGGCCTTGCTTCGGTTATCCAGGAGCGTGTTTAAATTCGCCAGTTGCGAGAGTTCAATCATTGGAAAATAAAGGTTTGCTGTAATGTGCAAACATTGGCAGCACGCAAGCCATTTATCAGTCCAGGGCGGTTGTATAACTATTTATAACAACCCAGTGCAATTGCAGGCCTTATGCCTGATTGCTCATTCTGCACCTATTGACGAATACACTTTTTTATACGGTTTACGAATAGGTTTGCACATGAGCAAAGAAAAGCAGCAGCAAAAAAAATTCAAGTCCAACTGGTTCCGCATTGCCACCGCCGGTGATACCAGCGATGGCCGCCAGATTGAAGCCAGCTGGATCACCCAGATGGCCAAAAACTACAATCCTAAAACCTATGGTGCACGGATCTGGAATGAACACATGCGTTCCATGATGCCCGATGGCCCATTTGGTGCGTATGGTGATGTACTGGCGCTCAAGACTGAAAAAGTTACCATTAATGGTGAAGAAAAAGACGCGCTATTTGCCCAGATTGAACCCACTGATGCCTTGATTGTTCTTAATCAGAAAAAGCAAAAAATCTATACCTCTATTGAAGTATCTGAAAAATTTGCCAATACCGGTGAAGCCTATCTGGTCGGCCTTGCCGTAACTGACAGCCCAGCATCGTTGGGCACTGACATGCTGCAATTTGCTGCTGGTGCTGCCAATAACCCGCTGGCATCCCGTAAGCAACACAAGGACAACCTGTTTACTGCTGCCTGTGAAGCCAGCATCCAGTTTGAAGAAGTTAAGGAAGTTAAATCCTTTTCAGCTGGCCTGGTGGACAAGGTTAAAAAAATGTTCAAGGTGGAAGAAGAAGAACCAGAGCAGGAGCAATTTTCTGATAGCGAGCAGGCCATTCTTGCCATTGCTCAAGAAACTGCCGAGCAGGGCGAAGCTGTAACCAATCTTGGTAATGATTTCAATGAATTAAAGGCACAGCATGAGCAGCTGCAAACCAGCTTTAATGATTTGAAAAACCAGCTGGAAAAAACCCCGGATTCCAGCCAACGCCGCCCAGTGGCAGGCAATAGCAATTTTTCTGAAGAAGTGGACTGCTAATTCGCAGTTCACCACAGGTTTTTATTCCCTGATTTATTAACCCCAGTTTATTGACAAAATTATAGAGTAATTAATATGCGTCCAGAAACCCGATTAAAATATACCGCTGCAATGGTGAAGTTGGCCAACATCAATAGCGTTGCAAGTGTTGGTGAAAAATTTACTGTTGCGCCATCAGTGCAGCAAAAGCTGGAAGAAAAAATCCAGCAATCTTCCGAGTTCCTGAAAAAAATTAATATTTTTCTGGTGAACGATCAGTCCGGTTCCCGCGTTGGCCTGGGCATTTCCCGTCCAATTGCATCCCGTACCAATACGGATACTACGGATCGTCAGGCCATTGACCCAACTGGTCTGGATGAGCGTTTTTATTTCTGCCGCAAAACTGATTTTGATACTGCTATCAAGTATCAAAAACTGGATCAGTGGGCGAAGTTTCAGGACTTTTATGCCCGCTTCCGTAATGTGATTATCAAGCGTCAGGCGCTTGACCGCATTATGATCGGCTTTAATGGCACCTCTGCTGCTGCAACTACCAATATTACTGCTAATCCAAAATTGCAGGACGTCAATAAAGGCTGGTTGCAAAAGCAGCGTGAAGAAAATCCTTCACGTGTACTGAAGGAAGGTGCTACCGCTGGCAAACTCAAAATCGGTGCAACTGGTGACTATAAAAACCTTGATGCGCTGGTGATGAACCTGGTTGATGAAATGATTGATGAAGTTCACCAGGATAATCCAGATCTGGTCGTTCTTTGTAACCGCAAGCTGTCAGCTGATAAGTATTTCCCATTGGTCAATAAGGATCAGGATAACAGTGAAAAGCTGGCCGCTGACCTGATTATCAGCCAGAAGCGTATGGGCAACCTGCCACTGTATGCTGTTCCGTTTTGCCCTGAAGGTGCGCTGGTAATTACCACCTTTGACAACCTGTCTATTTATGTCCAGGAAGGCGCACGTCGCCGCACCGTGATTGACAATCCAAAACGTGACCAGATCGAAAACTACGAATCTTCCAATGAAGATTATGTAATTGAAGATCTGGGCCTGATGGCAATGGCTGAAAACATTGAGATGGTTTAAGGAGTAGTCCATGAACCTAGCCCGTCAGCATTTCCAGAAACATGCTGCAAAGGCAGCGGCATCACTCGCCACTGACTTTGGCAGCATGCAAAACCTGAACGCGTATGAGCTGCAATTACTGCAGCTCAACAATGATCGTGCGCGTTTAAAGCAGATCCAGTCCACTGAAGGCAAGGTCAAATTAAAGCAGGCCTTGCTACCGGCTTATATGCCGTATGTTGAGGGGATTTTGGAAGCCAATACGGGTGTGCAGGATGACATCCTGATGACCATTTTGGTCTGGTGTATTGATATTGGTGATTACACCATAGCATTAAAACTGGCCGAATATGCCTTACAGCATAACCTGACCATGCCAGAACGCTTTTCCCGTACTACGGCCACGCTCATTACTGAAAATATTAGTAACGAGTTTTTGAAAGTGCTGAAAATGGATGAGCCAGTGGATTTGGCGATTTTGCATCATCTGGCAGAGCTGGTGCTACATAGCGACTTGCCACTTGCCGTTGTGGATATGCCGGATCAGGTTAAGGCCAAGCTGTACTTGGCTTTAGGCAAGGCAACCATTCAGCAAATCGCAGATGACACAGTATCACCGCATATTGTGCTTGAAGCCCAGTCCTATCTATCCCGTGCCCTGGCACTGGATGATAAATGCGGTGGCAAAACCGATTTAAACAATGTCGTTAAATTGATTGCCCGTTTGACACCTGCCGCCAATGACGATGCTCCACCACCAGCATCATAACGAGTGCCCACGCACCGCACTGGCGAACAGTGGCAAGTGTCATTACATCGTAATTCACATTTAGCCACTGTTCCCACCAGTGCACCAATTTTAAAGGCAAAATCATGAGCTTTGTCGCCAATGGCAATAAAACACCAAGTCAGATCACCATCAGCAGTGACCCGTTTTATCCAGAAATTGCTCTTGATGATATTCGAGAAACCGTGCGAATCGACGGAACCGTCACCAACGAGCGATTAAATCAGATTGCCATTGAAGAAGTGATTGATGTCAATCGCTTATTGATTAGCCTAAAAACGCCTGAAGCCCAAACGCTGGCCCATTATTCAGCCGGATTTATTGCGGGTAAACCCTACACCGACTACCTGTATTTATCAGCAGTGGCCAATGGGGTAGCCGCCAAGGTCAATGAAAAATACCGCAGTTATGACAGTTCAAACAGTGGTAACAAGCGTGCTGATGATCTCACGCCCAGCATTGATGAATCCCGGCGTAATAAGAATTGGGCCATTCAGCAGATCCTTGGCAAAAACCATACCGTGGTAGAACTAATATGAAAATGAGTATTTCATCTGTAGAGACACATCAGCGTGTACATAGCTATCGATTTGATCAGCGTGAGTTAGAGCAGCTTGCGCTTGAAAAAGTTGCTAAAGAACTTGGGTTTAATCTGCCTCAAGGTAATTTGAAAACAGAATCAAGAATTATTTCAAATTCATCTGGGATTAATCCGACCACTTATGAATGCCGTATTCAAATTGTAGAAAATTTGGATTGTAAGGAATAAGAGTTCAATGCCTAAAACTATTGCTGCAATCCAGAATGACACCATTGATGCCATTTGCTGGCGTTATTACGGCCGTAGCACGGGTGTCGTTGAACTGGTACTTGCAGCCAATCCAGATATTGGAAGCCTGGGTGTGTTTTTACCGATGGGGACTGCTGTAATTCTGCCGGATATTGAAACGCCACAACAAACCAAACAAACCATACAACTTTGGAATTAGAACAAATGGCAGAACCAGCAACAACAACCGCAACTACAGCACTGGCCATTAGCGTTGCATCACTTTTGCCGTTTGTAAATGGCAATGCCCTATTGGGTGCCGTACTGGGTGCAGCATTATTTGCTACCACCAAAAAAGATTTACGGGCATTTGCACGCCTTGGCACCATGCTGTTGTCCACCGGCTTTGGCTATTTGCTGGCGCCTGAAGTCACGGCACGTACCTTCATCACCAGTGATGCCACAGCAGGCCTATTGGCCGCGATTTTTGCACTTCCTATCCTCATTAAAATGATGGTGTGGGTGGATCAATCCCCACTGGCAGATATTTTTTCAAAGTTCCCCGGAGGACGTAAATAATGGAAGCTTTATTCCAGTTTATTGCAGTAGCTGCTTATCTATTTTGTGGCTTCCGTATTATTTGCTTTAACCCAGCTGGCAATCATCATTCCGGCTATGCCTTGCTTGCTGCATTTTTAATAGCATCATTTATGGGCCAGACCGTCCATATCCTGTTTTTTAAAGATCCTGTCACTTTATGGGATGCCGTATTTGCAGTACTGCTGGCAGTCATTATTTATCGTGCCCGTGGCAACGTGTGCAAGCTGATCTGGAGCGCAGCATGAATTTATTAAAATTTGGTGCAAAGGGTGATGCTGTCATTGCCTTACAAAAGCAGCTGCTTAACCGTGGCTTTAATGGCAAAGACGGTAAGCCGGTCAAAGCTGATGGTAATTATGGTTTAAACACTGAATATGCCGTGCGCCAGTTCCAAAAATCAGTTGGCCTGGTGGATGATGGCAAGGCCGGTGATAAAACCCTGGCGGCACTGGCCGATAAACCAATATCCAAGTTTTTACGTGATGAGGATTATAAAAAAGCGGCTTTACGCCTAAAAGTACCTGAGCTGGTCATTCGTGCTTTTGGTGCTACTGAATCACTGGGTAAGGGCTTTTTGAATAATGGAAAGGCTAAGATCCTGTTCGAACGCCATAAAATGTACGCCCATATCAGTAAAGCCAAGGGCAAGGCTTTTGCAGTTGAGCAAATGCGCCTTTGTCCCAACCTAGTCAATATTACAACCGGTGGCTATAAGGGCAAGGAAGCTGAATATGTCCGGTTAAATCTGGCCATGAATATTCACCCTGAATCTGCACTTATGTCCTGCAGCTGGGGCGCATTCCAGATCATGGGCGAAAACTGGAAGGATTTAGGCTATCAATCAGTATTTGATTTTGTAGAGCAAATGCAAACCAGTGAATCACTGCAGCTGGAAGCCTTTATCCGTTTTATTGAAACCAAGACAGGGCAGGTGGACGGAAAGCCCTGCAAACTCATTGATGCTTTACGCCAGCAGGACTGGCATGCTGTATTTAGCCTGTATAACGGTGCTGCTTATAAAAAACTGGGTTATCAAACCAAGTTCCAGGATGAGCTGGATCATCTTGAAAGCCTGGGTTATGCCGCATGAAAAAACCAAACAGCCTGCGTGACCATCTGCTAAGTGCAATCCGGGAGCTTAACCGCGACCCGGATCGCATGCTGATTTTTGTAGATGAAGGTAAAATTCGCTGCACCATGAGCAGTGGCCTGTCATTTGAGTATGAATACAAGCTCAATTTACTGCTGACTGATTACGCAGGAGAGCTGGACGCAGTAATGATTCCACTGTTTGACTGGATTCGTACTAACCAGCCTGAACTAATGGCCAATCTGGATAAAAACAAGGATTCCTTCAAGTTTGAAGCGGTGCTGCAAAATAATGATGCAGTAGATTTAGAACTGTCTATTCCTTTAACCGAGCGTGTTATCGTCAAGCGGCTGGATGATGGCACCCTGGATATTAAATTCCCGGACGAACCACAATATACCCGTGCTGAACCGGCGCAACCTTATCGCTTACTGGATAAGCAGGGTAATGTTATGGCCGAATGGCTATCTGCTGAACCTGGTGAGCAGTATTTCTGATGGCAGATCTAGACGCGCTGGTTGACCACCTGGGCACTACACTAAACCAGCTTAGTAATGCCGAGCGCCGTAAATTATCAATGGCCATTGGCCGTAAAATTCGTGCAAGTCAGAAAACCCGCATTACTACCCAAAAAAATCCAGATGGTTCAGCCTATATTCCGCGTAAATTTCGCCTGCGTAACAAACGCGATAAGATTAAAAATAAAATGTTTAATCTTATTAAAAATGCCAAGTACATGCGCCTGCAGCATACCGAGCAGGGTATAGCCATTGGGTTTGTTGGCCGTGTATCACGCATTGCCACTGTGCACCAATATGGTTTGCGGGATCGGGTTTCAAGCGATGGCCCACAGGTTAAATATGCTGCCCGTGAATTGCTTGGCTTTACGCCACAGGAAATTGCCATGATTGAAAGTGACTGCCTGGCTTATCTCTCAACCCGTCTATAAATCAGTTGTAACCCTCATTTAAACAACTGCCAGCACATGCAAAGCATAAGCAACTGCAACACGATTGCAGCATGAGCGCAGATACCAACCGTCGCCTTGAAAACCTGATCCGACTAGGCAAAATCAAGAGCATTCAACCGGGCCAACCCTTTACGACAGTCACCGTCAATTTAGGCGATATTACGACTGCGAATATCCGTTACTTGAATTTACGTGCCGGGAAGGATCGCACCTGGGACCCGCCCAGCATTGACGAGGAAGTTATTGTCCTGTCCCCAGGTGGCGAGCTGGCACTAGGCGTAGCTGTCAGTGGCTTAAATAACATGCTGTATCCGGCACCATCTGAAGAACTTAATAAGAAAATCCGGCTATTTGAAGATGGCTGCCTGATTTCCTATGACATTCAGACACATGACCTACAGGCCATTTTACCTGCAGACGGTACAGCCACCATTACCGCACCAGGCGGATTAACCATTAATGCAGATACCACCATTAATGGCGATGTAAATATTTCTGGTACTACGCATTCAGCCAAATCCATATCAACCGATCAGAATATCTCAGCTGCAGGCAGCATCGCATCAGCCGGCAATATCAGCACAGAAGGCAGCGTGGCTGCAGCTGGGGATGTAGCGGCGGCTGGGGACGTGACAGCTGGTTCAATTAGCTTGACAGGTCATAAGCACGGTGGAGTTAAAGCCGGTACAGATGATTCAGGTGGCCCAAAATGATGTCACGTAATTACGGCACCTCATTAACTGAAATTGAGCACATCAATCAGTCCCTAGCTGATTTGATTTCAACCCCAGTCGGCTCAAGGGTAATGCGGCGGGAGTATGGAACTTTGCTGGCCAATTTGCTGGATCAGCCCACCAGTGAAGCCCTGTATCTAAAGTGCTACAGCACAATTTATTTGGCAATTTTGCGCTGGGAACCCCGCATTGAAATTAGCAAGATTTTTATCAGTAGTCTTAATCAAGGAAAACAAGTAGTCGATATTGAAGGCAGGCTTATCAATACCGGTCAAAGTTTAAATTTAAGCATACCTATCTCAATTGGAGCTTTAACGTGAGTAGTAATACTTATACGGCTATTGACCTATCACAAATCGCGCCACCTGAAGTCATCCGCCAGATTGATTTTGAAACCATCCTGAATGAAGCACTGGCCGACTTTTATGCACGTATGGAAGAAGTAGATCCGGAATTTCCCCGGCTGCTTGAATCAGATCCAGCAATGAAACTGGCTGAAGCTTTTGCATATCGTGAAATGCTGGTGCGTGCAGAAGCAAATAATCAGGCCTTAGCTGTGTTATTGGCTTATGCCGCCGGTTCAGATCTGGATCATAAAGCCGCTGAACGCAGATTGCAGCGTCGCATTATTAGTCCTGCCACATCAACCACACCAGAAGTAACAGAAACTGATGAATCATTGCGCAGGCGTGTCCAGCTGGCACCAGAAGGCGAGACCACAGCGGGTAGTGAAGGCTCATATATTTTTCATGCCATGAATGCAGATCCACGGGTTAAAGACATCTTTCCCTATGCGCCATTGAACCAGGATGGCAACCCAACGGGTATCTGTAATATCTATGTGCTATCAACTGAAGGGGATGGGGCAGCGTCAGAAGAACTTTTAAATATCGTTAAAGCAGCGTTAAACAGCAAATCTGTCCGGCCATTAACCGACAAGCCCATGATTTATTCAGCATCTATTCTGCACTACCAGATCGAAGCGCAGATTGAAATTGCTGATGGGCCTGATAGGGGCATCATTCTTGAGAGCTGTTACCAGGCTGTCCGGAATTATGCTGATAGCGTTCATTCCTATAATGATGGTGTAAGTTTATCCGGGATCTATCAGGCCCTGCACCAGCCTGGTGTGAAACGTGTCAATTTGACTAAGCCTGCTGCCAATATTGATACATCACTTGGCCAGGTTGCATTTTGCGATAATTTCACTTTGGTTGCAGTGGGGTAGTCAGTGAATAAGTTACTTCCCCCAAATTCGACCAAATTTGAAATGAATTATGAGAATACATTTTCTCGTATTTCCAGTGTTGAGATTAAAACCCGAACTTTCAATGATGCAGAACAGGCACCAGTTCAGGTTCTGCCCTGGCTTGCCTGGGAAAGGTCAGTTGATATTTGGGATAACAGCTGGACTGAAGAACAAAAGCGGAATGTCATCAAAAACGCTTTATATAACCACAGTATCAAAGGAACGTTTGGTGCCTTAGAGCTGGCGCTAAATTCCCTTGGATTCCCTGTGATCGTCCAAGAATGGTTCAATATGGTTCCCATGGGCAAGCCATATACCTTCAAGCTGTTCATTAAAACCAGTGAAGACAATGTTTCAGTCACTGATTACAAAGAGTTGTTAAAAGTCGTACGTGCTTATAAAAATTTACGTTCCCACCTCATTGACACCACAGTGATGCTGAACAGCCCATCAAATTTGCAAGTAAATGCCACAACCCAAGCTGGTCATGAAGCTGAATTTGTGAAGTCTGCTGGCGGTCTGCATTTGGATGGAACTTGGGCATTAGATGGTACAAAAAAATTGAATGGAGTAGATATGTAATGGCAAATATTCAAGGTCAAAAAAAATGGTCAGACGTCCGTTTACTTGAAACACATGAACTTGCACGTGGCGGTGTGAATGGCAATTTAAATGAACAAGCCAAAGCCCTTGCTGACCGTACTGAGTTTTTAAATCAGGAAAAAGCGAGTAAATCTGAAATTGTGCAAGGTGTTTATGAGTTTGGGACTTATGCAGAATTTAATGCGGCAAAGACATCATTACCTGCTAACTGTACTGTAGTGATTGGTCAAGAAAATACGACTGGTTCTGGTCAGTGGGGAATTGGTAATAATAGTTGGAATGGTTCGATTTTAAAGAAAAGTGCTTTTGATCCAGCTGAACTTATCAAAGTTTGGTCTAATGAAAATGCATTATTTAAACCAAAAAGTATTATTAATAATGAATCTACTGCAGTTGATTTAAATTCTATTGAATATCAAAACGGCTATTTTCTTTTTACATTAACATCAAAACCCCAATTTCATTTAAATTTTCCATATTATGGTAATACTGCGGGTGTGCGTGGAGCAGGTGCATTAATTGCAGTGAAAGAACCCAGCGGATCATTTGCACGTCAGATCTATATTGCGCCTGACAATATCTATTTTCGAGCAACTACGAGTGGTGTTTTTGAGAACTGGATTAAATTAACATCTGAAAAAGACTTAGAAAGATTTTTAGTTAAGCCAATTGCAATTAAACAAAATATCAATGCAAACGATTTG